TGGCGCCTTGATGGATGGTCGGGCCGGGTTTGCTCTCGTTGCGAACACCGGGAAATCCTGATTTATACCTCGGATGCCGGCGCCGTCTGGGAGCGAGTGACGTGAAGCCTCTCCAACTGGGTCTCAGTCTGATCCCGGTGGCAATCATCGTCATCGGGCTCATCGGATGGGTCGTGACCCTCCGGGGGAATATAGACTCGGCCCTGGAGAGCATCCAGGCATTGCAGGAGTCCCAGTATGACGACACCGACCTGGTGGAGCGGGTCCAAGACCTTGCCATCCAAGCCGAGGAATCCATGACAAAGGTCATGTGGGTCATGGAGGAATACGGCCCAGCGATCGAGAGCATCCGAGACCGGGAGTTAGATACCGAGATGGCTGATAGGGTGGCCGACATAGTGACCAGGCAAGCGGTGGTCGAGAACGAGATGCGGCAGATAATGTCGGACCATGAGGGGTTCGCGGATGTGCTTTATGAACTCGGCGAGTCCGGGCTTATCGAGCGCCGTCAATATGGGAACTATAAATGACGACCCACTGGAAGGCCGCAAGACCAAGGGATACCCATTGGCGAGAGGCATCGTGCCGGGAGGTGGGCTGCCCACAATACGTGAGGGGATGGCAGACCGTCTTGCCGGCCAACGATACGATCAATGCCGGATATATCCGGCGGTCGGGAATGGGCTTTCGGGAGGAATCCGAGGGCCAGCTCATCCGGTTCATGTTCGAACCAGGGCAAGAATGTTTCAAAGGTCGGGCCGGCGGTCATAGGACTCCGGTCGAGCGCGACCCGATCCTCTGGCGCGACAACCTGGTGATGGCTCCGCTGGAGTGGCTAGACAGCATGAACGACGACTTATATCAGATCAGGGCTAGGAATTAGGAGGGTAACATGGCAAAGGAATCAGGACTGGGTTTCTCGGTGATTGTGGACGACTCCGGCGGGTCGGCCAGGACAATCAGCAACGATATAACAAACTTGGACTTCGCCACGCCAAGAGAGGAGCAGGATATAACCGGCCTCGACAAGTCGGCCAGGGAGCGGTTGTTGCTCCTGGCGGACTTCTCGGTCACTTTCAACGGGGTCTTCAACGATGCCAGTAATATGTCACATGATGTATTCAAGACGGTCCCATCGACCTCGGTGGCGCGAACGGTGACGATGGCAATCAGCGGCCAGACCCTAGCGTGCGAGGCGTTCTTCTCGGACTACGCCTTGAGCCGGTCGTCCTCCGGTGAATTGACCTGGTCAGCACCCGGCGCGTTGTCCGGAGGCGCCGTCCCGACGTGGGGCTAAGTGGTAGCGACTAACGGGGCGACGGCCCGGAAGGGCTTTCGCATCCCGGAGAGGACGGCACTAATAAACTTTCAGGGTACTGACTACGACGGGGCCGAGATACGGGTCCGGTTGAGCGTTACCTTCGCCCAGTTCATCGCCCTCCGGGAGTCCGCCCAAGGCGAGGACCAGGAGGGCATGGCCCGGTTATTCGGGGAGACTGTCTTGATGGACTGGAACCTTGAGGATGCTGATGGGAAGCTCATCCCGGCTGATGGCGACGGGATGCTGGCGATCCCGCTGGAGTTGACGAACCTGGTCGTCCAACATTGGGTCGAGGAGGTTGCCGGCGTACCCAGCCCTTTATCCGAGCCATCCGGAAATATAGACACGTTGGCGGCGGCATCGACCGCGATGGCAACCGAGTAGTCAAGCCGTGGGAATTGGAGGAGGCCGAGATTATTGACGGTCTCTGTCAGCGGTACTCGTGCCTACCATCCCAACTCATGGAGGAGGATGCGACGATCCTCCGGATGGTGGCAATAGTCCAGGAGGGACAACCAGAGGACGATGGCAAACCAAGTTGAAATAACGATCACAGCCGACCCGACGAACGCCGAGGCCGGACTCAAGAAGGTCAAGTCCGGCTTCGAGAGCATGAAGGATTCCATTGTCAAAAACCGGAAGGCCATCGGCCTCGGCATCACTGCGATGGGCGCCGGCATCGAGGGACTTGCCCAGAAGCAAGCACCTCTGACCGAGGCGACCCGGAAGCTCTCTAATCAAACCGGCTTCAGCGAAGATGCGATTCGGGATATGGCGACCGAACTCTCTAACGCCACCTTCCCATTGGATGAAGCGTTAGCATTGATGGAGCAAGGTTCCAAGCAAGGACTGGCATCTGCGGAAGCCCTCAAAAAATACGCGAAGTTCTGGGATACGGTTGGGGATGCTACGGGATTAAGTTCAAAGCAACTAGCTAATAGCGCTGCAGCCTTGAAGTCGGTGGGAGTCGCTGCCGGGGAGGAGGGGAGGCTTCTCGGAGCATTCGGTCTGATTTCACGCGAAACGTCCGGGGATGTTGGCGAGTTTTTGCAATTTGTTGAGCGCATGTCGTCGGACCTGGGGACTATGGGCATCTCGGTCGATGATGCCGCTGTGGCAATGGCTGCACTGGAAGGCAAGGGGATCAAGGGAAGAGCAGCGATGACTGAGTTCCGCGAGGCTGTCGCTGACGTCGAAAGTGGGATGGATGCGGCATCCAAGCAGATATCGAAATCCGAGGAAGCTAACGTCAAGTTAGCGGAAGCCCTGGCTGATGGCAAGATTTCTCAAGCAGAATACAACGAGGAAGTGGCCATCAATAACGAGGGGATTAAAGCGCAACGCGATGTCATGGAGGAATTATCCAAGGGCGGTCTCGGCCCTCTCTTGGAGCAGTTGGGCTTGACTGAAGCAGAGACCGAGAAATACCGGGAGTCCTTGGGCAAGTTGGACGGCGCCATGGCGGAAGATGCTGAGGCTTTAGCCAGCACCAAAACAGTCATGGACAAACTCAAGTCCTCGATGGGAGACCTGGTATTTGCCAATAGCGCAGTGATAGAAAAGGCGTCGGCACTGGCTCCGATATTCATGGCGGCGGGACCAGTAATCGCGGGGTTTGGCCCTATTATGACGACCTCGATGACGATAGCTGGTACGGCTGTTAAAGGATTCAGCACTGCGGTCAAATTGGCTATGGGACCAGCAGGTCTGGCTTTACTCGCAGTTACGGCGATGATAGCGATTGGTGTCCTACTTTGGCAGAACTGGGACACCGTCAAAGAGAAGGCGATCAAAATCTTCAAAAAGATTCAGGATGTCCTAGATATCCTCAAGGCTACTTTTACCAAGGTCTTCAACTGGATACGGACCATAGTGGTTAACGTATTTACCAAAATCACCGACATCTACCATTCCAAATTAGGATGGCTCCTCCCGGCTGGGCCTTTAGTCAAAGCCATCCTATTTTTGAAAGATAATTGGGACACAATATGGAACGGCATCAAGGCCACTTTCAAAACCGTGACCGATGCCCTGATCTCGACCTTCCGGACTGTCAAATCGACCGTCCTGGGTATATGGGATGGGATGGTGTCCGGCATAAAGAGTGCCATCGATGCCATTATGCCCACGATTAACCGAGTGATAGGCGCAGCCAGTAGAGTTGGTGGCGCGATACGGTCAGCGACGACTCTCGGCGGAGTTGGTGGCGTGATACGCGGAATATTTGGCCGGGAGCATGGCGGTCCAGTAGCCGCCGGCCAGCCTGTTATCGTCGGGGAGCGCCGTCCGGAGTTATTCGTTCCGCGTACTTCCGGCACTATTCTCCCGCGGATTACCGGAGCCAGTGGTGGCGGCGCCGGCATGACGGTCAACCTAGTCATTAACGGGGACATCAACGGCATGGACGACTTTGAACAAAAGGTGACCTCGGTCATCCGGGACGCCGTCCTGGGCGGCGGATTCTCCGGCGTATTGGCGAGGGCTTAGATGGTCGTCGCAACGTATAAGCTCCAGGTAGATTGGAACAACGACGGCGACTGGGGCGACACCGGAGAAGATATTGCCATGAGTCGGGTCCGTGGCATCACTTGTTCATTCGGTCGGGACCGGGCCAGCCAGTTGACCGGCAAGAGCAAGGCCGGTCAACTCCGGGCCACGCTGGACAACCGGAGCGGGGACTATAACCCATTTAATTCTAGCAGCCCGATATATGGCAACATCCTCCCAGGCCGTCCCGTCCGGCTCCTGGGGACATCAACCACCCAAAGCGACCAGGCCATCTGGCAGGGATACCTCCTCCGTATCACGCCTCAAGTTTTCCTCGGCGGGGACGCGACGGCCATCCTTGAAGCCACCGGGCCGCTGGGCCAGATCAACCTCGACCAGATCGAGGTGGCGATGGTGACTTCCCAACGCACCGACCAGGTCGTAGACGACATCCTGGACGCCGCCGGCTGGGGGAGTGGTAGCAGTTACCGGACCCTGGATACCGGCAAGACCACGATAAGCCGTTATTGGAAAAGCCAGTCATACGCGGTTCCGGCCCTCCAGGAGGTGGAGTCCACCGAGGGAGGGTTCGTCAGGGAAGGCAAGGACGGCAAAATCGTCTTTGATAACAGGCATCATAGATTGGCCGGCGTGGGGCTCACCAGCCAGGCGACCTACTCGGACGCATCCGGCGCCGCGAGGGTATATTCCAACCTGATCCAAGACGACCCATTACCGCACATATTCAACATATTTGAGACCGATGTCCAGACCTACACGACCGCCAGCGTGGCGGTACTTTGGACGCTTTCGGAGACCGGCGCCAGCTCCCCGTCCATATCTCCCGGCGTGGCCCGGACATGGATAGCCAGATACCCGACCTCGGCATCGGCCAACAACGCCAGGGGAGTCGCCGTCTGGACGACCACGGCGGCAACCACCGATATGCTGGGGAATACGGCGGCGGACGGCTCCGGGACCAACGTGACGGCATCCATCGGCATTTCGGTCAGTAAGTCCTCCGAAACGATGGACATCACCCTGACCAATAACACCTCGGCCACGGCATACATTACCAAACTCCAGGCCAGGGGGACGGCCATCACGGCGGACGACCCGGCCTCGATCAAACAGGAGGACGCCACCAGCAAGACCGCTTTCGGGAAGCGCACCTGGCCGAGCCGGACCAAGTTCATCCCGGACACCGACGAGGCGCTGGACTGGGCGGACTTTAACCTCTCGGTCTACAAAGACCCGACCGCCGTCCTCCGGATGACCTATTTCGCCAACCGGGACACCAACGCGATCAACGAGATGCTCGACCGCGACATATCCGAGCGGGTGACCGTGATCGCTGATAATACCGCCGACCTATCCATCAACCGGGACTTCTTCATCGAGGCGGTCAGCCATCAGATAAGCGCCAACCGATTCCACAAAGTCACTTATCTACTGTCGGACGCCGTCCAATTCTCCGACTTCTGGGTCTTGAATACCTCGGCCCTCGGAACCTCGACCAGGCTGGCGTACTGATGGAGGACTACATCATCCAGCACAACGACCTCCAGCCGGAGCCATATCTAGTAATGGTCCGGCGCATGTATATGGGGATGGGATTCGGCCCACTACCGGAGCCGACCGCGGACAACGTGTCCGGGAAGGTCGCGGCCCGGATAAACCATGGCCGGTGGCTGGTCGATTGCGCCGGATGTAATAGCGCCCTGGTCATCTCCCTCTCCGAGTTGGTCTTTATGTGCGTCGAATGTGGGAACGCCGCCAATGACGGGAAATGGCTGAAGGTGACCGTCCCCAGGAACCGCAAGGCCATCGAGACCGAGTTGCTTAAGCGGCCCTGGAACGGGCGCAACCCAGCGGAGGCGGTCAACCGGAACTGGGAACCTGGGGAGACCGTGGCAATGCTAAAACAAGAAAACACCGATCACGGTATAGGAGCCTAACATGGCCTGGACAAC